GGCCTATTTTTTGTATAATTGTATGTATTACCCCAACCAATCGTATATATACCAACTGGATCTAAATATGCTTTTAATTTTGCAATATTACTTTCTTCGTAAAATTTTATTAATTTATCTGCTTTAACCATTGTAATTATTGAGAAAATATTATAAAAAAAATATATTATTATTATTTAATATGGACATAATAAAAGAAATATTAGAAGAGATTATAGAAAATATAACAGAAGAAGATTCTAAAAAGGAAGAACAAGTTATTAATTTTAAAGAGAGAGAAGAGGTTATTCATTCTGAAAAAAAAGAATCAATTATTGAACATATAATAGAACCAGTTCTTGAACATATAATAGAACCAGTTATTGAACATATAATAGAACCAGTTCTAGAAAATATAATAGAACCAGTTCTTGAAAGTATAAAAAAAGAAGAAATTAAAATAGATACCTTGTGTTTCAGTGGTGGAGGAATAAAGGGTCTTGCTTTTATAGGAGCATTAGAACACTTATTAGAAAAAAAAATATTTGCACTTGAAGATATTAAAACTTTTGTTGGAAGCTCAGCTGGTTCAATGTTATCTTTTTTATTAAATATTGGTTGGAAAATAAATGAGATTAAAGCATTTTTAATAAATTTTAATTTTGAAAAATTAATTAGTGGAATTAACAGTTTAGCATTATTTGAAACATATGGAATTCAAGATGGTAATAAATTACAATTATTATTTATTAAATTTTTAGAAAATAAATTTCAAGTAAAGGATATAACATTTGAGGAGCTTTATAGAAAGACTCATAAAAAAATAATAATAATAGGAACTAATTTAACAAAAAGTGAAGAAGCAGTATTTAGTTACAAGACTACTCCAAAATTTTCAGTAATATTAGCTTTAAGAATTTCATCATCAATTCCTTTAATTTTTAAACCTGTGAAATATGAAAATGAATTATATGTTGATGGTGGTATTGTAAATAATTTTCCATTGAATCATTGTTCGAAGAAAACAACAATTGGTTTATACATTAAAAATTCTGGAAATTCAATAGAATGTATTAATGATTTTATATTATCTGTTTTAAATACTACTGCAGATACAATTAGTCAAAAAAGTATGAAAAAGTATAAGAAAAATGTTATTGAAATTATAAATACAAATGCTGAATTTATAAAGTTTAATATTAATTTTGAAGAAAGACTTGCACTTATAAAAGATGGATACAATTCTTGTGATGAATTTATAAAGTGCTTTAGTCGGTTTTAGCCGTTAATTGTTACTGTCATGCCTTTAATTGTTGCTGTCATGCCAATCCTCAAACTTTGTAGAAGAATAATCAACTGGTTTTCTTGAACTCAAATTAGTACTAACACTTTTATATTCTTTCATCTTCTCCTCTAATGTTTTTGGTTTAATATTAGTATCTACTTTATGTAATTTAAATGCTAAATCTAAACTAGTAAAACCTCCTGTCGAAATTGAATCTTCTAAATACAAGGAGGAATAATCATTAATTGATGCTAAACCGTCATTTACTTGATAGGCTGCTAATGAAGAATTACCTTGATTAATTGTAATTAATTGGTCATTAAATGTTCCATTGTCTTTTCTATTTTCAAATTTACTATTAAAATCAGAAGTACCGCTAATTCTTTCTTGAGGAATACTAATTTGTCCTCTAGATTGTTTAACAGTATTATATTGTTTTAATACATTTGTATCATTAGTTGCATTAAATCCGTGTTTCTTGTTTAATTCTTCTATCTTACTTTTAAAATTTTGCTTTGAATCTTCCTTTACTGGAAACATTTTTTCAATATCTTTTACTTCGTATTCAAAACTATTTTTCAATTGAAAGGACTCTTTTTTATTTTTTTGATCTAAGAATTCGTTGTATTTTTCTCTAGTTTGAGGATTATTTAAAACAGTATTTGCAATTGAAATATGATTCCACACTTCTTCATTGAAATCTGGATTTTTATCTGGATGTAATTCTTTTGCTAACTTTAAATAATTTTTTTTTATCTTCTTTTCAGAATCATCACGAGTAACACCAATAATTTCATACAAGTTGTATTTCAAATTTTGAAAATTTGTAGACATTATAATATAATATAAAAATATACTTTAAATCTAGATTATATTATTATGGTAAACTATAAAGAAAAAATAGAAGGATGTATATACTTATCATCTTTCTTAGAAACATTAGCATTTTTCAATGGAAAATGGGAATTTAATTATGGTAATAAAACTGATACAATTACTGAAGGACTTTTGATTAATTATTTCTTTTTGAATCATTATTATATGATGGGAGGATTAGAAAATATAAGTTTTGAATCATTAAAATCATCAGATGATACTATTTTAATAATTGCAACTGGGGAAGGAGTTTTACAAGGAGGTGGTGAGAAAAATTATATAGAATCCTATTTAAAATATTTGCCAATGCTAAAAGAAGAAGTTCGTATATCTGGAAAATCAACTTTAATATCATTAGAAAAAATTAAAAAAACCAAAAGTATCAAAAGTCTTCCCTATTCATCAAATAACGGTGGAAATGGATGTGCAATAAGAACAGCCCCAATTGGATTAAAGTATTATAAGAATATAAATAAGGTATGTGAAGAAGCTTTAATAGCATCATTGGTAACTCATAATTATTCTATAGGATTTTTAGGAGGTATTGTCACTGCTTTGTTTACTGCTTACGCTGTAGAAGATATTTCACCATTTAAATGGTCCTTAGAATTAATTAAGCTTTACAAAAAGAAAGTATTTCATAATCTAATTAAAAAATATATAGATGAAGATATCACTGATGAAATTGATAGTTTCTTCTCATATTGGGAAAAATACAATGAAGATAGGCTTAACAAGATGAATTTTAGAAATCTTCCTAACTTTTTAAATCCAGGACGAAAAATAGAGGATTTAATAAATTACACATCAGTAACATATATATCGAAAAAGTCAAGTTATGATAAATTTGGTGGTTCTGGATTAGAAGCAACAATTTTAGCATATGATAATTTATTATTAGCAGCAATACCTGATAAAAATATGATAGTGAATACCGAAAATCCTAAATTTAATTGGGACGTTTTTGTATTTAATAATGTTTTTTTCTTTGGTGATAATGATTCTATATCCGCTATTAGTGCAAGTTGGTATGGTGCGTATTTAGGAATAGACAAGTGTCCTTTAGAGAAAATAAAGGAATTGGAATTTTATAAGGAATTGAGTTCCCTCATTACAAAGTTAACTAAATAATTAATCAGTAGGGGGTTTTCTTTTTTAGACAGGAGGCTTTCTTTTTTAGACGGGGGGTTCCAAATTTCTTACAGTCTCAATTAAATCTTTAGCAGTTCTAGCACCTTTATAAGTTCCTACTTTATCTCCTACTTCAATAATTACTGTAGGGAAACCTTCTACTTCAAATTCTTTACATTTAGCATCATTTTCGGGATTATCGCATTTAACATCCATTACTTTAATGTTACTTAAAGATGGATCAGCATCTACTAGATTTGCAAATTCTTCCCATTCAGGTTGAAATTTAGTAGACCATCCACACCAGCTAGTATTAAAGTTATAAATGGTTGCTGGTATACCATTAGAGTTTTTAAATTTTTCTTGTTTTGTAGGAGTTGATTTTCTATGGAAAAATACAATGTACAAAATTACTAGAAGAATTATTCCCATAATTAACCAGGTCGTTACAGAGAGTCCGTAAAAATTTTCGTTAAAATTTATCATTATATAATTTTAGATTTTAAATTTAAAAATATTTAGAATTTAAAATTAATTTCTAAATGATATTATATAAAAATGTCCGAAGCTTCAAAATGTATTATGGCCCCTACAGCAAGAGCATGTATTCAATTATTAGAAAAAATTGCAATAAATGATGCTGTCAGTATTGCAGAATTAAAAAAATTAGCAAGTGATTATGCTCTAGGAATGAGATTTTCCGATGATAAGGATATAGTTCACAAGGTATTAGTTAATAATGGATTTGCTTCTTTTCTTGGTACAAGTGAAACATCTGATGTAATTGTAAAAAAATGGCATGCAGGTTTAGGAGATTCTAAAGATGCACAATTAGTTAAAGGAAATGCTGATTTAACTGCTATCTTTATGAGTTTAGTTGAATTTGTAAAAAGACCTGATTCTGATAAATATACAGGCGATCCAGCAACAATGAAAACATCAAAAGCATGGTTTTCTCCCAGACCTTTTTGCACTGGACCAACAAGAGTCTTTTCTGCGACAACACATTTAAAAACAAGACCTACTCCTAAACAATTAAATTTTGTAGGTGGAGTACCTGTTATGACAGGAGGTGGTTCTCAAAATGAAAGGAAAAATATTTCTTATGTTAATAACATGAGATACCTTGATTCCTTAAATAATTATTACAACATGGTAGGTGGTGATGTTCAACCTACTAATTGTTGCAATGATTTACAAAAAATGTATGAAAATATTACCAATAATCTTCAAAGTCACGGTAAACAAGTAGAAACTTCCGATAATCGCATTATTGAAACAATGTTAAATAAATTTTCTGAATTAGAAAGTAAAGTAGTACAAATTCAAGAAAATATCTCTAAACTTTCTGCAGTACCTGGTGCTAATGTATCTGGTGTGCTTCGCGCTGAAAAAGAAAAATTAAAGACAGAAAGTAAATATCTTTCCACTCAAGGAAAAAGTCTTACTTCTGTACTTAGATCTTTATTTGAAAGTTCTAATCAAGTACCTGACAATAATAAAGCATTAACAAATGCACGTTTACAATTTCCTCAACACACTGTAGGGTACTAAAACAATTAGCAAATTACATTAAGTAAAATACTTTAAAGTAATTTTCTAAACAAATATTAATATGGGCTTAGGACTATTATTATTAGTTTCCGTTGGTAAAGAAAATATTTATTTATCATCAGAACCTGAAATAACATTCTTTAAAATATCACATAAAAGATATACCAATTTTTCAATTGATACAATTGCACAATATTTTAAATCAACTCCTGATTTTGGTAGAAGAGTTACAGTTAATTTATCTAAAAATGCTGACTTGTTAGAAAAATTATATTTATATGTAGAGCTCCCTGATATTATAAAGGATAACCCTTCAGTATTGCCGACTGGAGTAAAAAAATTTGCTTGGGTTAAAAAAGTCGGGTTAGCATTAATTAATTATGTTGATTTAGAAATTGGAGGAGTATTAATTGAAAGACACTATGGAGATTATCTTAATATTTGGGGAGAATTAGTTGTAAATTTAGGTAAAAAGAAAGGATTACATAAAATGATTGGTAATATTGATTTATTAACAAATTATACCAATGGAAAAACATCTTATAGTTTATATGTTCCTCTAAACTTTTGGTTCTGTCAAGAAATTGGTATAGCATTACCAATTGTTGCAATGATTCATAATGATATAAAAATTCATGTTCAATTTAATGATTTTAATAAATGCTTTCTTCAATCTCCTACTAATTATATAAGTACTTATGAACCATTTACATTATTTAATGAAGGTGAAATAATTAGACAAAATGTAGGAGGCACTACAGCAATAGGAACTTTTGTTTATTATGATTCAGTAAATAATAATATGTATTATAATAAGATACAGGGAGACTTTTTAATTCCATCAACAAGTGGGGATAAAAACTATGCAATTATTGGAGATGATTCTGGTTTTCAACAGAATTTAAATAATAATTCAATGGTAGTTACAGATGAAGATTACTTTAGAGTTAATACTCCATCTTTACAAACAGCGTATTTAATAGTAAATTATATTTATTTAGATAATAGTGAAAGATTCCTTTTTATTAATAACGAACACGAATATTTAGTACCAATTGTTCAAAATATTCAACAACAAACATTTTCTTCTACTAATATTTCATTTAAAATACCCTTTGTAAATCCAATTAAAATGATTTTTTGGAGAGCTCAATTAGTATCAAATTATAATGTAAATGATTTATTTAATTATACATTAACACCTGTTTCTACAACAACCACTCGAATTATAGAAAAAGAATTAATTGTATTAAATTCAATCAATAGAATAGAATTAAATAAACCAGAATATTATACAAATATTCAAATCTATCAAAATCATTTTACATCTGCACAAGAAGGAATTCATATGTTCGCCTTTTGTATTAATCCTTTAGATTATCAACCATCTGGTACAATGAACTTTAGTAAAATTGATGATGCATATTTATCAATAAATTTTAACAAATTGATAAATTATCAGAATCCAATTAATATAACCAGTTATGGTATTCAATTAAATGTGTTTAGAATATTGAATGGATTAGGAGGACTAGGTTACTATCTATAATTTAGTTCCAAGACAAAGCACCCATTCCACTCATAATTCTAAGTATTTGATATTCTCTTACAGTTGTTTTCAAGATAAATGGATCATTTACTACTTGAGAATTATTTATTGTTTTTATTACTATGTCGTCCAATGTTGAAAAATTTATATGACCAGAAGGTTGTTTTTCTATTGGATGTAATGCAAAAGAATATGCATAATAACCCATATCAACTGAATTTAAATACTTTTGATAAGGAACAACTAAATTAAAATAAGTACTATCTAACGCTGTAAATAAATCTATTCCAGCTGTTTGAATATTCATAGTTTTTATTGGACTAATTAATGTTGTATTACTTATATTTTTATAATTATACAAGAAGTATTTTATTAAATTCAAACGCTTAGCTGATAAAGTTTTTAAATTATTTTGAAATTTAGTATCCAAGTACAAAGACATCTCAATATTTTTAGATAATACAGAAGATGCCATAAAATATAAATATCTTTCTGATTTAACATTAATTTCATATTCTGCTTGTTTTAAATAACTAAAATCTATAATATATTCTACTTTAACTATACCCCCATAAACACCAGTTTGTTTAAAAATATCGTAAGCTGTTTTTCTTAAATTATATTCATTAGAATAAGCATCATTAGTTACAGTAGTAGATGTATAAGTATTTAGACCTGTACTTAAAACTTGTGTTGTTAAAAATATATCTTTTACTAAATTAGTAAATTTCATCCTTGATGAAGTATTTACGCTATCAATTAAGCTATTTGGGTATGTTTTAAATATTTCAATTATATATTCATGATTATTACTTCCAAATAATTCTCTTTCTGGTATATCTAATATTATTCCATCTATATTTAAATTAATATTAATTTCAGGGGTATTAATAATTTTATATTTAATTGTATCAGTTGACTTATTTGGACCATTTGATATCAAATTTACAAGTTGATTTAATTCAAATTTTAAAAATACATCAGAATGTTGTAAACATAACATTGGTACATATAAAGGTGATTGACCATCAAACCAAAACTCTAGAGGTATAATAATTCTATTACCATAAGGTTTTACTACCTTATCAAATTGTTTTTTACGTGCAGGGTCTTTCAAAAATTGATACTGAATATTCATTACATCCGGATTTAATTGCTCTATTCTTTGATCATTAATATAAAATTCAATATAATTAAACAGTAAAGTATATAAATTATCATTAAAAACAGCTCTTTCAGTAGTTGTAATTACATTAGTAGTAGTTATAGTCTTGTTTTCTAAACTAGGTGAAGGACTCATCACTTGATTATTAAATCTTTTTTCCAAAGTTAATTGAGCAAATTTACTAACCAAATAAAATTTATTTAATTCAAGACTATTAGTAATAAAATGGTCTAAGAAATACAAGGTTTTTTCTCTAAAAAATAATTGATATTTTCCTATATTTATTTTTTTATACAATGTAAATGGCATATATGCATATTGTACTAGTGTTACGGTAATATCGGATAAAAGTAAATCTAATTCTTTAACATATATAGAATTTACATTATTTAACAATACCGGTGATATTACATACAAGGGTGATTCTAATAATACTTTTCCTTGAGTAATTGTAGTCGAATTAAAATAAACTGTGGAATCAGTTGTAATATTTGTTGGAAGACCAGTGTCTATTAAATATATATAATCTCCTATTTCATCACCAGTTTGAGTCAAGGTTTGAATATAACCATCAAATTTAATATCAATAGAATCGAATAACTGTACTTCTGCTAATTGATTAATACTTGGTTGAGATAGTTGTTTTTCAATAATTAATTGTTTAAAATAGAATGGTCTATCTAAATATATATAATCAAAAATTTCAAGATATCCTTGACGTAACCATTTGTCATTTGTGTTAACATATATAATTGGAGTAGTAACTAATTTGTCATTTATATAATAAGTGTAATTTTCATCGTAACTAAAATTTTTAGCAGGAACAAATCTTAATAAATTATTAACGTGTGTAAATTCTTCTACATACCATGTATTAATAACACCACCAAAAGAATGATCATGTAAATCTATAACAGACACATATAATTCACATAAAAATTGGGTCATCGTAGGTTGTCTAATTATATCTAAAGATTTATAATAAACAGCTGTATCTAAATTTTTTTTAAAATTATCAATATACTCATCCGCATTAAATTCATTATAAGATAAATCATAAACAATAAAACAATTAGTTTTTTCATTTATACTAGGAAGTCCTGAAAATTGATACAAAAATTGATTCATTTTTTTAAATATTTGAATTGGTTCGGGTGGATATTCTCCAAGTTTAGAATAATGCGTAATATTATTTATTACATAATCACTAGAAACATCACTTGAGTTTAATAATATATCTAATTGATTTTCACCAATAAAATTTAAATTTTTACAATAAATTGTATCATTTATTTTAAAGTTTTTAACAACATTTACTAAATCAAAATAATATGAATAATTTATTAAATTTGAAGCTAATACCAAATGAAACATTAATTGATTTAGATTTGAATATGCAGTTGGTTTTATCGTTAATATTATTTTCGTATTTACAAAATTAGTAATAGCTCCTTGTACTTGAATATTCTTATTAAAAATATCAACTATTCTATAATTTTGATTATTAGACTGAAAATATACAGTATAATCTGTTGATGTTGCATTCAAAATTTGATTTAAGTTCAATAGAGTAATATAGGTAGTATTTCCAGAAACATTAAATTTTTCAATACCAACAATAAGTTCTGCTTGAATAAATGAATTTAATTGATCAATGTAATTAGGAAATACTAAATAATTATTATATGTTATCAAATTCATATTTCTATATTTGATTGCAGTAAATTTAGTAAAATCCAAATTAGCTAAATCATTAGTTGTTAAAGTTAATTGATATACGTAACCAATAAAAGTATTACTTGAAATATCATAAGTTTTAAATGAACTGATACTAAAGTTTTGTTCGCGGTTTATATCTTCTTTTATAAAAAATTCAATTAAGTTATTATATACAATTGGATAATCAATACTTAAATTGTTAAATAAATATTCACCTTCTAGAAAATCTAATCTATAAATACTTTGATCCACATAAGTTTCATCAGTCAAAAGAATTCTATATGGATATAAACCAAAAGATATATCAATATTATAATTTAATATAAATGGCGCATCTATATTATTCATCTGACTAGTTGGTAAATATGGATAATTTCCTAAATATGTACAATTATTAAAACTAGAATCATAAGTGATATTATTTTTTAATATATCTAATCCTAATAATGAATCATTGTTAGGTGATAAAGTTTTTTGTAATTTAATTAATTGCTGTTCGTAATCTGGTATTTTTTGAAATAAATCTTGTTTTAATATATATAAAAGTAAATCAGCATAATTGACACATTTACCTGAAAATCCAAATACAGTTGATTCAAAATTTATATAATCATTAGATAAACTAACTATATATTTTAATACATCGTTTATTTTAACACCATATAAATTATCATCATAATTATTATTAACTAAATTATAAATTTCTTTTTTAACATTTGTTATATTTCTTGAAAGGTTATATCTAGTACCATCAAATGTTAATATAAATTGATTATTTAGATACAAGTTACTATTGACTGATAAATTAGTTCCATCAAATGTAAAATTTAAACCCAAATCTGAAATAAAATTATTAATATATATTATCGGACTTCTCCAAAATGCTTCTACTTTTATAAAATATTGTAAATTAGTATACAAATTAGTTTGAAATATTTGTAAAGAATTAAAGGCAGTATAATCATTATTAAATCTAGACAAAAATCCAGAAATATCACTTGCTTCTAAATTAGTATAATAATTATTGCTTGTAGTTCTACTTATATTTCCACTTAAATCCATGATAAAATCACCCTTTGAAAGTATACTTTTATCTATTTCTGAATTTGCAACTAATGACCACGCATCCCAAGTTTTCAAAGAATTAAATAATGCAGATACTTTAAAATAAGTTTTATTAAAAATATTTCTTAATGAACCATCACTATCTAAATAAATTTTATTTTCATCAAAAATATTAGTTGGTACATCATTAATAAAAATACTA